TCCGCCTCCGTGTTCCAGTCCCCCGCTCCGGGAACCGTCCAATCGGAACCGTCCCAAAAGAGGTCCCGAGTCCCGTCCCAGAGACGAAGCGCGACGGAGGTCCCCTCCGGGACGTTTGACTCGACCTGGAGGATGAGGAGTCGACGAGCCGCGCCGGGGTGAGCCACCGGGGTTCGGATGAATAGGTCCGCGTCCATTGGGTAGAGGAAATCGTCTTGAACTTTGAGCTTTACGTGAAAATCATTAGGATCCAGGCGGACCTTGGTCGAGTCTGAGAAGACCGTCGCGGCCCTCGTGTCAAACCCCTGACCGGGCGCCCACGTTAGGTCGGAGATGACTTTTGTCAGACTCATAACTTCTTCAGCGTAAGCCGGACCCCATTGCCAAGCGCCATGATAATGCGCGTTTCGGCCGCCTCGAAGGGTTCACGGATGAACGGGCGACCGCGAACGACCCAGACCGTAGCACCGGTGCCACCTGTCATGAGGGCGGCCGGTCCCAGCTTCTTCCGCCGGTTCTTGGAGCGCTCCTTCATCTTGGCAAACACCGCGGCCCGGACCGCGGGCGTGACCTTGACGGTGAAACCCTCGTGAAGCGCGGCCGAGATGTTCACCAGCTTCCCCCCGCTCTTCGACCTGGCGGATCGCTTGACCCCACACGCTCCAATGACGCGGCCTCCCTCCACCGACGTGACCGCGTTGATGCTCTGCCGAAGGTCCCCGCGATCTATCAGCGCTTTGCTAGATCCCTTGGTCAGGACCGTGAGCGGGGAATTGGGGACGCCGTGACGTTGCTCGTTGATGTACTTGACCACGTCCCGGCGGAGGAGTTGGACCTGCTCGTTAACCTTCCTGCGCATCTCCGCCTGTAGGATCATCCGCGCCCGCGACGGACTCAGGAAGTTCAAGAAGTTGTTCCAGGCGCCCTTGAGGGTGAGCTTGAGGGGCACGACTCACGCCCCCAGTCGATCGTTGAAGCGGATCTCCAGGAGGGTGCAACCCATCTGATCGTCGTACCCGGCCACGTCCCGGAAGAAGAGGACGTACAAGTTTGTCGCCCGCTTCCCGATGCGGGTGATCCGATCCCCACGCGCAATGCTCACGGTGAGGATCCCGTCCACGTCCTCGGACGCCACGCCGGCCGAGAGGAGGTCCTGAACCTTGAAGAGGAGATAGCCAAGGGAGTATTCCTCCACGCCACCCGGGCCAAAGGTGGGCCTGGACACCTGTCCCTCATTCCAGTTCACCTGCGCGCTCAATCGAATTACAGAACCCGTCCCCGGACCGTCTCCCGCGCGCCACATCTGACGAATTGGTTCCCGGGAAACCGGATCCAACAGGGTGATTCCGGACTGCATCCGAGAGATTTCCACCGGGATTGGATGTATCAATTTCGGGATCATACCGCGCTCCTCCCGGAGAGTCGTCGAAACATGCTTCTCGGCGCCCGCATTGAGATAGGGGCCCGATACATCGCAATGATCTGGTCCACCTCCGCGTCCCCGGACATACTCCAGGCCTTAGTGGCTAGGGTGGGATCCGACCACTTCCTCCGATGTCGGTCCGTCTCCTCCTCTATCACAGACCCCGTTGGTCCCGCCGCGCCCCCGGTGTTGTAGAGTGGCTCGATCCCGCGGATAGCCAGCTTCTTGACCGCGTAGCGAACGGGCGCCGGAGTGGACCCGTCCGGTTCAACGTAACCAAAGGACCCTACAAGCCGCTGATTCTTCTCCCCAATCATAAAGGTGAAGGAGTTCCGTTGTACCGGACCCACCCCCTCAAAGATCGAGGTCTCCGCCGATATCAGCTTGATCCGCGGGTTCCGTCGGTCGTCTCGCCCGTTCTCCCCGCGCCCGTTGTACACCACGTAGGCGTCCACCTCAACCGGGTTGACAAAGTCGTCGTTCATATAGAGCGTGGAGAGGGAAATAATGGGGACCGGGAGCTGAAGGAGGGTCGTCCCATTTCCGTCGAGGTCCCAGGTCATCTGCCGCGGGTAGAACCACTGTCTACACGCGCGCTCCACGAAGGCCTGCCAGGTCTGAATGGCAAGGAGGATCCGGTCATCGCTAACCGTTGACGGGACGCCCTCGTCCCGAAGGTCCTGAATGCTCACGATGAGGGCGTCAGACTCCCCCTGAATGGGGTCCGAGAGGGAGGACTCAAGGAGCGTCGTCTCGTGGAAGTACGAGGTCTTGTAGTAGTAGGCGGGATCCCCCGCCACGTCGTCGTAGAAGTACACGGTCTGCCCGGCGATCAGGTCGATCCGGATCCCCGGTCCGGTGATCTCCACGTAGGGACCGGCCTCCACGGCCGCGCGGTAGACCTTGATGACCTCGAACAGGGTCAGGACGTTGTCGAGTTTGTCAACCGTGATGGTCAATTTGATGGTTGCCATTAGACCTCCTCCGCTCCCGCCATCTTAGGGCGGAGCGCGCATGTCGTCTTCACGTCTGGGCGGACCTCCTCCGCGGCACTCGGGAGCGGTCTCCCCGGGTCCACGTCCGCGTCCTCCGCGTCCACCAGTCGAGGTCGAAGGTTATCCCCATCCCGGAGCCGCGGGGTCAGGACGTCCAGAGCGAGAACCTCCGGGACGCCGCCGTCCGCGCCGCCTGTCGAGGTGCTGGCCTCGGTGTCGAAGTAGACGAAGAGGACGTCCCCCGGATCGTCTACTGACCCCGGTCGAGGTCCCCGCGGCGCTACCTTCATACGGAAGGTCCCCAGCGACTGGTCCACCTCGTCCCAACCGTTATCGAGTTGCCGCTTGAGCTGTTGCCCGTTGAGGAAGACGACGAGGGAGCCCGCGCGGTAGTAGGTGGGCGTGCGGAAGTCCCGGTTGACCCCGTCGATTGTCCCAATGGCCTGCTCGAGGCGGGAGGAGGCCATCAGACCGCCTCCACGTAGAAGCAGAAGATCACGTCCCCCACCCTAGGTGCCACTCGAAGTCGAAATGTTCCAAGACTTGGGTCCAATTCGTCGTACCCGTCCTCAAAGTCCCGGGAGAGCAACCGCCCATTTCGGAGCGCGCGGAGCGTCCCGGGTTCGTAGGGTTCGGAGGCGGAGAAGTCCCGGTTCACCCCATCCACGTCACCAATGGCCTCAACTAGATGAGCCGGATTCGCCATCGTCCTCATCCTCTTCGACAAGTGGACAGATCCCCAACTTCTCCATACAACGTCGATTGACCTCCTCCGTCAACCGCCCCTGCCGCTGAATTGCGGAGACTGCGAGGGTCTGCTGCATCTCGATGGCCGCCAACCTTGCGTCCTGCCGCTCGACCTTCTCCAGGACGCGGGTCACGAGGTCCCACAGCGGGGAGCTTCTTCGCCTCTTACTACTTCTCTCAGACATCTCATGCGCTTCCCCCCGGCGCGTGCCAGGACTTGAACTGCTCCGGATGCTGCATCATCCGCTCGAATAACTCCGCCGGCGTGACCCGCTCCGAGTCAAGGTCCGCCGCCAGCGGCAACCCCGCGTCCTTTAGAAAGTCGACCACCGCCTCCGAACACATCAGGCGCCGCGCGCTTCCGCGAAACCTTCCATGAATTGCCAGCTTGAACCATCGAAAGAGCCCGGAGATCAGAGCCGCACGCCAGTCATATGGCGTCCCAACCCGCTTGACCAACCGGAGGAGCGCGCGTTCCATGACGGTGACGGAGGCCCGCGGGACAAACTGGGCCACCAGTGTGTTCTCCCGGAGCCACCGCCGCCACGGGCGGAGTTCGTAACCCCAGGACTCCGCCTGGGCCACAAACTTCAGCTTGAGGTACGGGTCGTCGAAGGCCACCCAGGCGTGGGAGACCTTCCCCCGCGTCGCGAAACGGATGACCCGGGACATGAGTCGGTTTGTCGTTGAGAACCCCACGATGATCACAGGACCCTCCAGCTGCTGCGGTAGAAGGCCACCACAAACCAACCGAAGGTGGCGCCAAGGAGGTTGGAGATGGGGTCGCCCACCCAGGAATTCAGGGGGGTCTCTATCCGCCCGCTCCACTTCTCCGGCCACCTCCGCTGCGCAAAGTACTCGATGACCTCCCAGGCGTAGCCACCCACAAGCGTGTAGAGGAGGTGGACCCAGAGCGGTGGCTCCGCGCACGCGGCCATGGTGGAGGTGACGAACGCCCAGAACCCGAAGTGAATGATGGACCAGAGGTCGAACGTCTTTATCATCCTACACCTCCTCACTCTCACTGGTGCAGTAAAAGGTCACCGTCGCAAACGATCCCCCGCAGACGGACTCGTGCTCCAGGCTCACCCGGATCTCCATCCCGTAGGACGCATAGAGGAGCGTTGCCCCAACGTCGTAGTCCCACGCAAAGACGTAGGCCGGTCGCTGAAGACCCCGCCAGTTCGAGGTTCCCAACGCGGGGTAGGCCGGATAGGCGTGATTGGAATCGTTCAGGAGGTCGCCCATGGTCTTGTACTTGAGCGGGTCCCCCAGCGGGATCTTCGTCCCCGCCGGAATGTTGTACGGTGGCTCTATGAGTTTCGGGGCAAAGACCTCCACAAGTCCGTACGCCTGAAAGACAAAGGTGTCCCCCATCACAATGTCGTCGGAGAACTGAACCTCCACCTTCTCAATCAGCAACTTCTTCCCGGACGTCGGGGCAATGACGTAGGAACTCCCGTTTGCGTAGTGGTAGGTCACCGTCACCACGTCGGTGACCTCGAGCGCCGAGAAGAAGGTCACCGTCCCCGCCGCGTAATCGACGCTAAAGTCCCCGCCGCTCCCCACGTGCGGGTCCCGCTCCGTCTTGCTCACCCCGTTGACCTTCACCGTCACCCGGTAGCTCCGCACATCAGCGTCCCTCAGGGAGTCCTCGAAGG